GTAGCAAATTGATTAGTAATTAAACTAACCGTACTACCTGCAGGAGGAAATGCCCCTGTTCCTACAGCACCCGTTGTCACATTATATCTTGATATAAGAGGTGTAGTTGTTCCTGATGCAAACGTTACAAGACTTGACTGTAATGGAGAAGTAAACGCCCCATCTACATATCTGTATTGCGTATGAATGGTATCACCTGAGTCATAGTCATTAGTCAATACAACCTGAACGATTGTTAATTGAGCCGCTTGACAACAATCAGCAAGTACACTTAAGATAATATCTCCTGTATAATTAATTGTAATTGAAACAGTTTCTACCGATACGTTGTTCTTATCAAATGTTATTACGCCACTTTCAGTTACAAATCCTGTAGTGTCAGTTGTGCCATCATACTCAACTACTATCTCAAACTCACCATCTTCGCTTATTGATACAACTGAATAAATGACATCAGCAAGACCAACAGTAGGACCTAAATCAACACAATAGTTAAAAGACTTTGTCTCTTCCGCTAATGTAGTTAATGTAAATGTTTGAGATATACCACACTCTAAACACTCAATATTATAAGGTAAGTCTAACTCATTACTTGATAGAACGTACTCGTTCATATAAGGGTCAAATCCACCAAGTTTCTGTGTATTAAATGAAGTGTTAAACTCATCTCTAAACCAAGTTCTCATATTCATTTCAGAGATAACTTTTAATTGGTCTTGAGCATAAGAGTCTCCTCTTAGTTGAATAACAGCTCCACGCTTTACATCAGTAAAGTATCTGTCATAACCCCATTGGACATAACTCTCAGGATTAAAGCTAATGCCATACTTCTCGCTACGAGCAATCTGAGTTCCTAATACCTGAGGCACAGAAGCTACAACGCCTCCTCCTGTGGAGTCAGAGATAAGATTTTTATCAGCCAATACGTATGAAATCTTGTCTTCTTGTAATACAAGAATATCTGTTTGACGACCATCTAATACAAATATCTCTCCAAATGATGGCTCACAAACTTTATAGTTAAGTAATCCTAAATTAAATTCATTTAACTTATTTACGTTTGATTCATCGCTATATACGCCACTGTATGTAATATCAGCAAATCTATCTGTTGCTTTATAATCTTGAGCCGAAACGCTTGTTACTCTATTTCCAAAATTAAATGAGTTCCCTACTATAGAGTCTCTAATCTTATAACTCTCAGCTCCGTTTCCAAAAGCAAAGCAGTTAAAGAATTTTGTATCTATAATTGCAGGGATGCCTGCCGCAATATTTTGGTCTTGAATATTACCTAAGTGGTTTCCCCCAACAATAGGTAGTGACAATTCATTTTCAAAAAATACATCAGGTAACGAATCAGATGGAAGAGTCTCAAATATGATTGTCTTATCTGAACGGAATACTGTTATATTAACTTCAACATTTGAAGCACGAGCATTAGGATAACCTACACCTGTACAAGGAAGCGTTCCCGTTACCATCAATTGTAATTGATTGGTAGCTGTATTTCTATAAAATTTATAGTAGTTAATACATAAGTCAGTTAATATATCTCCTGCCGTATTTGTAATACCGGGAATAAATTCATTATCCGGAGTACATTGTCCTGCTCCTGCATATCTTGTTCCGTCATTTAAAAACTGCTCAACATCATCGCCTATCCACCAATCGTACATATTGTCGTATGCATTTGATGAAATAAGCGTTTTCTCCAAAGTGTTTCTTCTTTCCTCACAAGAATTACCAACACCACCTCTACTCTGTTTAATACTTAATACAATGCGGCTACCTGCCGGTACATCATAATCAACCCAAGCTGATGTAGCTGTATCAAATCTATTCATTGGATAGTAAAGAATAGGATAAGGTCCTCCTCTTGGAGAGGTTTCAGTCACCTTTCCCGGAGCTATAATAGCTAATTCATCCTGAACAATGTTAAAGCTGTTAGGATTAATTTTAGCATATACACCTGCAGGTATTGGTATCATTACATCAGGGTCCAATGCACTTGGTATTTCCAAGAAACCTGATGCCTGAGAAGACTTCTCAAGTATAGTTGCATAAACACAAGAACTTGTAGGACCATTAGAATCAGCCTTAACAATAAGCCTGTCTCCTGCTTCTACCTTACGTGCGTTCTCACCTTCAAGCAAGAAATATGCATTGTTTGTTATAGGGTCTTGGAAGAAAATGCTAACGTAAATCGTTTCATAGTTTTCTTCGTCAGGCTTAATAACAAACTTATATCTTGTTGCCCAAGATGGAGGTAATTGAGTTGGCGGTATTACAACCTGAATAGCATTCTTAAAAGCAGAGAGTCCACAAGGAATATGCTCTGTGTTATTAGGACTTACAAGAGCAGTTGTTGCTCTATTAAAGTCATCCATATATACAATACCAATCTCATAATCACGATTGCTGTGCAAACTTTGTGGGTTTGCAATCTCTTGGAATGTAGCCTCTGCAAATGATACTGCATAATACTCATAAAACGTTTGAGTAGGAGTACTTAAATTATTAACGTATCGCATTGCAGGGAACTGAAGTCCAATTACACTACTGCCGGGACTTGTTACAATACCAACAGGTTGTGCAACCGCACTAATACCACTTCCATTCTTAATGAATGCATCTAAGTTATTTGGTATCGCACAGTTAAATGCATCTGTAAATGTTGTTCCATTACAAGCATTGGCTACTGTTTGAATATTTGCAGCAGTACCTACTGCATTTTGAAACTCTACGCTCGTTGCCAACTGATACACTGATGTATATGTAGTAGACAAAAAGAACGCAAAGTTTAATCTAACATTGTCTGTTGTTTCGGTAGGGAACGGAGTTTGACCGGTAAACTGAGAGTGAGATATTGTTATCTCTAAGTTGATTGCCGAACCTGACACTAATGTCTGTCCTGCTAAATCAAATGTAACTATAGCGTTTGCAATATTTACACTTCCGTTTATTGAATAGTTTCCTGATTGAAGACCATCGTCAATATTTGTATTACCAATAGCAGTAGATACTAAATTAGTAGTGTACTCAAATTTAACAGGAGCACCAAATTGGTCTACTAAATCATATCCTTCAACATAGTTGCCATACATTAATCTGTTACCCATAATTGTCTGAGCCTTGGCAAAACGAGGTACGTTATCGTACAATCTTAATAGCTCAGCCTCAGAAAGGATGGTAAATATCTTACTGTTTGTGAATGTATATTGATAGTTGGTATTATCTGCAAGACCTAAATTAGCCTTGTCGAGTTTCTCAATAACCTTAATTACATTGCCATCTGCTCTCTTAAATAATAAGTCTATACCAACTACAAGAGAACTACCTGAGTTGTATGTAACAATTGCTGAGTTACAGAAATTAGTCATACCCTCATTTAAGAAACTCTCAATGCTAAAACTAAATGGATTAGGTACAAACGCGGGTTGAGACCACTGAGAAGTGGCACTATACTCTCCGTCAATGTATCTGTATCTGTAAGCAAAGCAAATGAATCTTGTATTCAAAAAGTTCTCTTGACCATTGGTTACAATTGGCTCAACTCCCGGTGATTCTACCGGTGGCTTCTTAATAACAAGCAATGACTCTGCTGTGATTTGGTCTACATTACCAATTGGATTAGGGTAGTTCCTTTTGATGTTCATACATCTCGGAGCATTATAATCATCAGTAAAAAAGAACAAATCGTTTAATATATCAATACCCGTAACTAAGTAGTTCGGGTTAAAATTAAGTGTTGTGTTAACGCCACCACCATCATCAACAGAGACAATATGGTAGGTTAAAATATTTGAAGAAACATTAAAAGAAACAATTAAGTCGAGTTTGCCCGTAGCACCTTCAGAAAAATTTGGGTCGTGCACAAGCCAAAAGATGGTCTCAGTTGCACTATCTTGAAGTGCACCAATACATCTTGCTGATGCACTGAGCGGAGTTCCGTCAATATAAGCCAATGAAGTAAGAGGAAGATTCCCCTTTGTATTTTCAATTACCCCAACTTCTGAGTTCTCTGTTGAACCCATCCTAATATTCATAGCATCTATATACTCACCTTCAGGAAGTAAACGTTGGTCTACTACCTTGTTCATCCTACCTGCTATAAAGTTTCTTGAAATATTTGCCATTTTATTTTATTTGCTTGTCCATACCTCTTAAGTTCATTAAGAGTCTGCCCGGATGAATATTGCTAATTCTAATTTTTGCGTTTCTCAACAATGCACTTTTCTCTTTACGAGCACGAGCAATGATGTATTCTTGCACGCCTAATTTAGAATTTAAAATGTCATATTGAATAGATGCATAGATGTATTTCTCAAACAACTTATTTACAGTAATTAAAGAGTTATCTCCCTGCTCCATACCATCAGAAACGTACTCAAGAATACAAGACAATCCTGACATAGACGAATCAAAGTTAATAACTCCTGATTTTCTATCAACATTAAATGTAGGATTAAAATTAGCTGTTTCAGTATTTAATCCATAAGCTGTTCCAATGTTTGCCTCAAAGTACCACATACCATCATAGTTCCAACCTAATTGACCATTGAATTGATTGCCTTGGTTTAAGTAGATACTCTTTTTAGTCTTAGTCAATCTGTCAAAGTCAATGTTTGAATACTGAGGGCTCAATGCATTTCCGTCTTGGTCAAATAAAATACGACCTGTGTTATCTTGCAAGTAAGCCTTGGATGAAAGTGTTTGAATGTTTTCAGTCAATGGTCTTAACCAACCATCTTTATACAAAGAAACTCTTACCCAATTGACATAGTCAGAAGGTAAAATGTATCTTAACATATCAGGTACAGTCAACTCTAATACTTTAATTTCCTTAAATGCATCGTAGTTTAATTCCTGAATAGCACGCTTAGCGTGGAACAATACTTTAAAACGTTCTTCGTTGTTAACCAAAGAATGGTTTCCTGAGTACATCAATAAGAAGTTATTTACAATATCTTGTAAACTTACATATTGATACGACCCCCAATTTTTATCTTCAGGTACAACACCTCCATTTTCGTAATATTGATACTGTGATATATATGCCATATCTTAAAAGTTTTTATGGATTTTGTTCTTGTTGTTCCTTAGCCATATTGAATTGTACAACTTCGGATTCACGAATAGATATACCACAATACTGAAGAATCCTTGTAATTAATTTATACTCATCTTCCGGAGGTAATTCAAAGTCTTGATAGTCAGATTGTGATTGGTCAAATACAGGCTCACCATTAGCCAAAGTAATATATGTCCATTTAGGCACCTTAGGGTATCTAAAATAGGTTGCAAGAACCTGACCCTTGTTACTTATGGTAGTAGGGTAGAAAGTCAATTCTTCGCCTTGTAATGCGTAAACAGGGAACTCTATTGTTGGTTTAGTTAAATTAGAATTAACCAATAAACTAAGTTTGCTATTAATTACCTTTTCCGCTTGATTAATAGTTGAAGAAGAAAATATTGCATAAGCATTACCTGCCGCCAAAAATATATTTGAATCTAACTGAATAGCTGTATTACTAAGTACCAATACCACGGTAGATACCAAACCTGTAGTAAGATTTGTAACTACATCTCCTGCCGAAAGACCATTGGTTAAGAATGTTGCTGTACTATCAACTAACTGACCACTAACTACAGAAGTATTTGTTCCGGTCTTAAGCGTTACAGGCTTGCATTTAACATCCAACAACATATAGGTTAAATATCCCGTAGTTGAAGGAGTAGGCATTGAAAATTTATTAGCTGATATTTTTGAAAGATAATCTGTACGTAAGAAATACTCCAACACTTCTGCAATAGGTTGTTCCATATCGGCATAATCTACGCCTGCTGCTCTTGCATTTTCAGCATTTATAACTTTGTTATAGCTGCTAAAATATTCCTCGTAAATTTCCATCTGCGAATTTTGAGCATACAGATTGAAATCAGAAGGAGATACATATCCGTAGTTATTTTTATTCAACACAGATAATACCGTATTTCTTACTGAGTTTATCATTAGTTCTTTTTTTACAAATATACATAAAAAAAAAGAGGGCACAATAAGTGCCCTTCTTTCTAATCATCAATCAATAATCAACATCAATTATCCTAAAACAGCCTCTAACATTTTTAAGGAATCAATGCCATCATCGCTCTGTAAGTAGTGGGCTACCATCTCATATGGGTCCTCTCCAAACGGAACAGACAACATCTTCTTCTTATTGGTAGCAGTATTAAACCATACCTCTTTGTCGCTGTTTCTTAATATCAATAATTTGTTCTCAAAGAATGTACGAACCTTAGCCTGAAACTTTAATTCAGGGTCGTTCAATATATTCAAGAACTCTTTAGGGTCTCTTTTAGCAAATACCAATATGTCACGCTTTAACTCAGCAGTAGACACGGTAGATGGGTCTTTCCCAAACATAACCCTTGTTAATGTTTCAATTTGGTCAAGTGATAACTGACGAGCTTCAATTAGAGCCTCAACTTCTAAGTTCAAGTCTTCTACCTCAGCAGCAGCGTCTTTCTCTTTATCTACTTCAACAAATATATTACCATTCAATGGGTGATAGAATAGGAACTCCTGTAATACAGGGTTGTTCTTTGGAACTCTTAAGAAGCCATCTTCAAAGATGATTGGCTCAATAATAAAGTTTCCGTCTTGTTCGTCCTCAAATGGGGACTTTTGATTCGTGCAATATCTAAGAGCACGATTAACATTGTTCTTCTCGTCAAACCACATTAGTGGGAATCGAGGGTGGTTTCTTGACGCTAACGTATATGATAGCGGATTTCCTATTTTAAGTCTGTAAACCTTATCTACAGGAGTTGTAACTTTTGCCATTTTGTATTTGATTTAATTTGATTTTAAAAAAAGGAGAGTGTCTTTGAAGACACCCTCCCTGTAATTTTCTTCCTTTATTATCCGTAACGGAATAATACGAAGTTGTTAGCACCCAAGGTACATACGCAACGCTCAGAAAGGAAGTTAACCTCCATTGCATCCAAGTCGCTTGTAGCAGCACCACCGGCAGAACCCGTAATCCAAGTTTTGTATCTGCGGTCTTCAGCTTCAGAAGCACGGTAACGAACGTGTAAGAAAGGACGCTTAGCGTTCTTGCCCATAATTTGGTCGTACACTGAAGTAGAACCTGCAGGAACCATCAAACCTGTGATAGTACCGGTTGCAGTTGCAGCAGTAGTATTTAAACCACCACGCATTGTTGGGTCGTTTAGGTATTTCCAATCAGACTTGTAGAAGTCATAACCTCTACGGAAACCTGTGAAACCTAAGTTCAACGCCATATCAACATCGTTATCGAAAAGACCGAAAGAAGCTGATTGAGCAACACCACCTGAAGTGTAGCCGTTCAATGTAGCTAACATATTGTCAATATCGAAACTTAAACCACGATTTACGAATACAACGTTCTCTTCGATAGCACCTTGCTTATCTAAACGAGAAACGATTGAATCCCAATCAGATAAAGTTGTTGGAGTACCACCACCCCAAACGTTACCACGGTTGTTTACAACGTAGAAGATACCTTCAGAACCAATGTAACCTGCAGTAGCAGCACCTGAAGAAGATGCAGCCGGAACAGCTTCAATCATTGAAGTCTCTAAGTAATCTTCAAAACGTAAACGAGTTTCGTGCTCACTCTTTAAATACCAAAGGTATCCTGTAGCACCATTCTCTGTAGTTACTTCTACCCAACCGATTTGAGCCATATCAGAACCGTTAACCGCATACTTATCTTTGATGATAATAGGGTTGTTGCTGTAGATGTCATCTTCAGATTCTAAAGAACCAACCATTCCGTTAGTACCTTTTTTGAACTCAGAACCGTAAATGAATACAGTACATTGAGTAGAAACTGCGAATGCTTGACCTGCAGTCTCATAGTAAGCTACTGTAAAAGTAGTTGCTGAAGGAACTGCTGTAACGATAGCCTTATTGAAAACACCTGATGTATTGTTTTGAATCATCAAAGTTTGTCCAACACGGATAGCGATATAAGTCACGCCTGAATCAGCTACAGTAAAAGTTGCGGTTGCCGCACCTGCTGCTGCTGCTGAAGTACAGTTTGTGTACTTAATGTGTAAACGTCCTTGTTCTGCCCATTTGATTTGGTCAGAGTTAGACGGCATCTCTGCTCCTACCATACGTAAGAAAGATGCAATTGTTCTATTACCATAACGCTCAAATTCTTTCTCGTATGTATCAGGAAGATACTGATTCAAGAAGTTGAAGTTGGTAATGTAGTTTGTCTGTAACGCCACCTGCTCAGCACTTGGCTGCAATTGGTAGGTGGGGTTATTCAATAAAGCACTTGCCATTTTTTTTAAATTTTAATTGTTTTAAACTCTTTTTATACTGCGGATTTTCAGGTTTCTACCTGAATCAGGGTTTACCGCCTTCACCTGCATTCCTCCTGATGTCGTGCCAACTTCGGGTGCTTTACGCTCTGACATATTGATGTTCTTGATTTTACGAGTAACATCATCAGTTGCATCAGCCATACCTTGTTCGTAAAAATACTTAGCGAACTTGTCAGGATTCATTGCTATTGACAAAGACCTATGATAACCTGCTGCGTCTTTCATTAAACCTTGGTCATCCAAAAACTTATTAATAAAGTTTTGTGGGGTTGCTTGGTTCTTTTTCAACTCATTGGCGTCTCCCGGAGCAAACGTGAACTTCTTGTCATTAACATTGAACTCAAAACCTTTGAACTCTCCGCCAAAAACCTCGTTCGTCTTTTGGTCAAACCATTGACGTTTACGATTGTTCTCCTCTTCAATTGTCTTTGCCTCTTGGGTATATTGCTTAAAACTTTGATATACCTCTTTCTCTTCATCGGGGATAAATGCCGTTCTTGACTCAAGTGGCATTTTGTATTTCTCCTTCTGAGAATTGAAGTATTTCTTGGCTTCAGCAAGAACTTTCTTTTTTGCGATTTTTGCCTTTTTCACGGTTGACTCATCATCTAACTCTTCGTCAAATCTGTAGTCATCCATCAAAGACTCGATGTCATCACTATCGAGACCCTCCTGCGTAGCAGTCAGGTATTCTTTAAGAAGTTGGTCAGGATTCATTGAATCAAAGTCATTCTTTAATTTGACAAAGTCTTCAAATCCACGACCTGTTTCCTTCTTGTATTTCATATAAGCAGCTACATCTTCAGGTAAAGCCTCGTTGTTTTCACGCTCCGAAACTAAGTCATCCAATGAGTTAATCTGCTTATTATATCTCTTACCAATATATGAAAGAACGTCTTCATCTTTTAGCTCAACCGCTTTTGGTTGAGATTCAGGTTCCGGGTCGGCTGCTGCCGGTTCCGGATTGTTTTCTTGATTTAACGACTCTTCGTGTTTTTCAAGTAACTTTTGCTCTACTTCTTGAACACTCTTCGGTTCAATTATGTCTAATGCTCTAACTTTTAATTCCATTTGATTTGATTTAATTTATACAAACTTATACAAAAATTTTGACATTTTTAACGAGGCTCAAATTCCGCTAAGTCAAACCCATCCAAACTATCCTCGTTTGACTCAAAAGTCATTGGCGGAAGATTGTTCTTTCTTTGATTAATTAACTTAGATTGCTCGGTGTTTTGCTGACTAATTCTTTTAGCTTTTGCGTCCTCTTTCATCTGCTCTCTTGCAGTTAAGTCACCAACCTCCATACCACGTAATTGCAGGTTATACTGAAACTCCTCACGCATTAACTGAGATTTAAGCATAGCTTCCTGCTCAGATTTTTGAATGTCAAACGCAACCTCTGCTTGTTTAATCTGCATTTTAGATTGAGTTTCCAATTGTATCTTCTGCATAGCTGTCTCTGCTGCCATCTGTTGAGCTTGTAATTGCTGCTGAGCAATCATAGCTTGCTTCTGCATAGCCATCTTCTCCTCACGTTCTTGCGTTTTAACACGCTTCATCTTGAGTAATTGGTTTGCCAATTTAAGATTGCGAATCTCACGGATGTCAATTGCATCCTCAAGATTAATGTCGCCCTTAGATAATGCCATTTGGATATTAGCTTCAAGCTGTGCTTTCTGCTCTTCATCAGGTGAAACCTCAATGAAAATACCAAAGTCATAAATGTAAAGGTCTTTAATATCGTTTAATATAGATACGTTGTACTTTCCAATTTGATTTGCAAACTCTTCTTTAAAGTCAGCATACTGCAAAATGTCAGCAACTCTATATGTCAAAGCCTCAGCTAATGTACGGAATACGTACAATGAACCATCAAGGATGTGTCTTGTAGCTGTATTAGAGTTTAATGCAGCTAATTTCTGTAGACCAACTAATGAGTTAGGGTCAGGATTAGAACCATCTCTTGCTTCGTTAAGACCGGTTACGGACCTAATCATATCAATGTAATGGTTCATATTAGTGATTAACATCTGCGTTTTAGCTGCACCTGAGTTAGATGTCAACTGAGTGATAGGCACTCTTGCATTGTTAAAGTCACCATCTTGAGTAAAGCTACGTCCAATTACACTACCTGTTTGGAAATATAACCTTAATGCATCCTCAGGATTATATGCGTTGCCTGTTCCTAAGTCAATTTCATTTAAGCCATCAGCATCAATAAATACACCATCGGGTACAGTACGAGCAATAACTTGTTGTAGTTTTAAGTGCGTGATTTGAATCAAATCAGCAAATGGTATCATCCTTCTGCACAATGATTCAATAGCACCTTTGTACATACGAGGAGCACAAGCAACGTAGTTAGGTATTGCGTGTTGAGATGCTGACTTAGGGCGAACCATATTCTCAGACATTCTCCATTGCAATAAGATATTGGTACCCATTACCATAATACCTTCATACCACACATCAATTGTTTTCTCAATCTTTTCAAAGTTGCCTTCCTCCATCATTTCAGCAGGAGGATTAAAGGTTTCATCTTTCTCAATCACTCGAGAACCACCACCTTCAAGTCTCTTCTTTTTATAAACAACTTTCTTTGTACTCTTATAATTAAAATACATCAATGTGCAAGTGTCTCTATAAAACATATCGTTCTGATAGAACTGTGCTACGTTATAATAATCGTACCACGCTTGACTATATTGAGTAATTTCTTGTAAGTCTTCTTTAGTTAATGATTGGTCAATCTTCATAAGTTCCGTTAAAGGAACTGTCTTAATTTCTCCCCAATAAAAACAATCTTTAAAGAATGGGTCTTCTGTATAACTGTAAACCATATTAGCCGGGTCTACATATGAAATCTTAACCCCTGTTCCTTGTAAGAACTCGTGCTTTGCAACACTAATACCAATAACAGTTTGGTCGTAATTTAATCTTTTACGAATATCTTCATAATGATTTTCGTCAAATATAGTATTGATAGCTTCTTCTTCTGCTATCTCAATTGCAGGCTTATAATTAAGCTGCATATATAATGATAATTCTTCGTCTGTTTCAGGAAGCTCATCGGGCTCCATCATAAATGTGTCTACCCCTGTCTTCTCTTTAATAGTCATCAAAATATCTTTTGACACCATCTGTGCTTCAACCATATCCTGATACTTACTTCTTTTAGCTTGAGACATTGCATCTTGTGCATATGCTTTAACTTTGAATAGTCTATCAGACATTCCGTTTACAACAATATCAATAAATTTTGGAAGAATAGGAACCGGAGTCCAATCAAGATTTAAGTAAGACAAATCACCATCAATAGCTAACTCATTTTTGTATTTACCAATTGGTTGCTCACCTCTTGCGTAAAGTCTTAATCTACGGAAATCTTGCCATTGACCATAGTATCTACAGTTGTTACCATCTTTTCTAAACCATTCGTATTGAATAGCCTGACCCACTTGCAATCCAAAAGCATTTGTTGCTTTCTCGGCATCAGTCGCTAATTGACTTGGGAATGCTGCGGTGTTTATGTTGATTGTTACATTTTTCATCTAATCAATTGACTTGTTGTTCCTTCGTTTTTATATTTAGCGAAGTTAATAATTAATTTCGATTCTTTTTTCTCCGGTATGTATAGATGCTTCTGATTAGCCATAATGCATAATCCCGAACTAATAGAGGCGTCAAACCTTGTTCTGTCATTAATGTCAAACTTAGCCCAATCCTCAAGTGTTCTTGTAAATGGCATTGTGCCCATTTCTTCAGGGTCTCTATACTTTGCTTCCAAGTCTAATCCAACATACTTCTCAATATAAGATTCAATAGCGGAGGCGTGTGCTTGCTTAACATCTTCAGATGAGTTTGGAATACCTCCTAATTCACGCTCAGTCTTTGTTAATTTAGCCAATTGCTTATCCGGTCTATTAATAGAAAATCCTCTGTATCCTCTATTTTTAATATGGTATAAAAGCCTTGGTTTATTATTCTCCACTAAGATAGGCATTCCGTAGAATATACAAGCCATTAGTACCTCTTCAAAGAATATTTCTGCCGTTTGTGGACGAGCAATGTACTCCAAGAAAAATTGATTGGTTGGTGCGTCATCCATATGAAACTTAGTCATACCGTGTAGTGCACCATTAGAACCACGTCCTCCTACTACAGCAGAGATGTCATAAGAGTCACAACCAAATGAACCAAGATGGTCATTGCCGGGATACTTAATCCCGTTTCGTATGTGCACATTATTTTGCATATGCTTAGGAGGTGCCCAACTTATTAGGAATCTACCTCGTGTATCAGGAGTCCATATAACCTCACTATCCTTAATTCCGTCTTTCCACGAAAATGCTCCACGAGTAAGGTATTGTCCCTTAATCATTGAGTCATTATAATCAATCTGCTGATATAGTTTAGTTAAATTAAATAAGGCTTGCTTACTCTCGTCTCTAAAAGCGTGAGACTCTGTTCTTGGAAACTGACGATAAAATTCGTTTAGTGCATCAGCATCACTATTTAAAGACTCAACCTCCGCTTCCCAATAGTCAATGGCTCCGTTTTTAATCCAATTACCATCAACGCCCATTACAGGCTCTTCAGGTTTGCGGAACACAGGATGACCATATCTGTCAATAAATCCTTCCATATTCCACTCCATCGGAATAAATATGGCATATAGACCACTTTTAGTCTGCCCGTTGGCATTACGAACCTTTACATTTGAGTCCTCATAAATATCTTTATAGTTCTGTCCCCCTTTGCTTAACGCATTGGACGTTGAACCCATCATACACTTGCCAATAATTTTACTACCCAATCGAAGACAGGTTTTAGTTACACGCCAATTCTCTTTGATGTTTACAGGCTTAGTCCACTTTGCAGATTCATCGTGAGCCAAAAAGAGTAGCTTCTCTCCATCATAAGAGTTGTCTTCAGTGTTCTTCCAATCTATTGATGTATCAAGTCCATCGACATCGGTGTCGTCAGTCTCGTACATATTTTTCTTGGTAATCTTTGCTGCCGGAACCCTGTATGCTAACTCAGTCTTTGGCTTGTCCATACCATCCATAATCGGCTTAAAAAAGAATGGAAGGCGGCTGTTAATAGGAACAACCTTATCGGTGAACATCTTCTTAGCATCGGCACCCGTCTTAGATAGGATACCTATACGAGCGTCACGTGCGAGCGTACCTATGTTAACGCACTCTGAGGATGACATAAATGAGAATCCCGAACGTCTAATCTTTAGGTATATCATACCAAATGACCTCGGGTCAGCACGGCAGGCTTCCCAAAATATCCAATAGATTCTATTGGCTTCACGAAAATCAGGGTAGCCAATGTCAATACTTGACCATTGCAAGTACATATAATGAGAGCCGGTTATGTAAGTCTTGACTCCATTGTTCATAAACCAACAACCTTGCTCACGGTAATCAAACTCCTGCTCAATATAATCGACCCAACGGTCTTTAAATTCTTTTGGCTTTTCGTTCCATTGAAATATGGATTGTATTTTGGCTAACTCACGGGGAAGTTCTTGACGTTCCCAATATTGTTCAGCCTTAGTGGAGTGTCTTTGAAGACACTTTTCAGGAGCAATAGGAAGAGCAATAATTAATCCTGCTATCTCTACTATCTGTCCTATTTGTCCGGTCTTTGAAATTACAATAACATCGTATTGGTCGTTATAACCATACAGCCACGACCTCACCCTATTTTTGTTAGAGATAACGGCAGCCGGTATATGATTATCGACTATACGGCATAGACTATTGTTTTGACCTTCTTTCTGCAAATCCTTGTTTTGTATCTGTTTTACTTATTCCTCTGTCTGCGGATTCAAGATTTTCTTTTTCCGCTTCTATTCTACTTAGTATTTCAAACGCATCAAAGATGGCTAACTTTTTAGCTGCTGCTGCGTTTTTCATTTTATCGGCAGACACATCAGTGTCTGACTCCGTATTAATAATATCCTCTTCAGCTACTTTTACAAGATGGTTAACCGCTTTGTATCCGGCTTCAATAATCCTTAGTTTTATTTCTTTAGTGTCTTTCATTATTTAACCTTTAAAAAGATTACTTGAACCAACCTTGCTGTTTCTGCTTCTCCAAAGTTATCAAAAATATTCCTCGAATGTGGAGCTTCTGAGTTAAACGCAATCATACGGTTAAACTTAGAGTACATTGTAATGAGTGGATTCTTATCCTCATCGTAAACAGTTGTACCATCATCCTCGGGAGCCTGTTCGTTTAAGTAAAGCAAGCAGGTAATATCGCCCATCATTTCATCTGTATGTACAAAATTTGGTTCTTCTTGGTTCAATGGTGACTTCCTAACAAAGTTTAATGCTACTTTGAAACCACTAAATAGTTCACAGCAGTATTTGGCAAACTCATCGTTAGCGTCTCTTGGCTGAATATTTTTGAAAGTGTATTCACCGTCTGCCACGTCTTGAAACCCGTGAAAGTGTATATCTGATACATAAGATAATGGGTCTTTAATAATGTTGTCGAA